TTTGCTACACACATTCTGCTTGCGTTTGGGGCCTATTGCAGATATTCATCCCCATGCTACTACGCTTTGTACTGTGTGGAGTTATTTTTAAAATTCAGTTTCAGTGCATCCTAAACCTTCGTTTCCGGTCCACATAGTTGTCGTTGTAATGTCGGCGTTTCCAATGTTTTTTCCCGTTCGATCTTTTCTAAAATAGCTTCGTCTGTCCATGCTCCAATTTTTTCTTTCTTTTTTAAGTGCTCGGTCAACTGTTTATGAATGTCAGTTGAAACCCTAATGTTAGTGCCGTTACTCATATACCGCAATATAATACAAAATAACGCTACATCAAAACTTTTCTTTATTTTATTTTCACACTCACAATGCAGAAAGGACTTATAAAAAGCAATATTATTGACCTTGATGGTAGCGGAATAGTTACCGTGGCGGCTAACGCCTTTGGTAATATTGATGCTGACCGGGATATTTCAATGCCGGGTTCTTTTACAAAAACCATCAAAGAGAATTTTGCTCGCCTTAAATGGTTCCTGAACCATGATCGCACGCAGTTACTTGGCGTTCCACTGGAAGCCACGGAAACAAAAGAGTTTCTACAGGTTCGCGGGCAGATCAACATGAAAAAGCAGATCGGCAAAGATACCTACGAGGATTACCGGTTGTATGCGGAAAACGGGTTAAGCCTTGAGCATTCCATCGGCGTTGATGCAGTACGGGCTATTGAAGACAAAGAAAATAACGTGCGGAAGGTTACCGAATGGAAATGGTGGGAATATTCAACCCTTACAAGTTGGGGGGCGAATGAAAGAACGCACATGATCGAAATGAAAGGTATGGACTTAGCGCCTGACCTTGCATTTTTGGAACTGAAGCTGAAAAAAGGCGATTACACGGATGAAGCATTTATCGAGATTGAGAAATCAATTACTCGCATAAAGTCACTGATAAGTCAACAAACACAAATGACACAGCCGATTTCTGCCGACGTACTGGCGAGCGCTTCAGCACAATTCTTAAAACAATTAAACTAACTAAAAAATGAAAATAGGAATCAATAAGTTTTATGATGCCGATGCAAAAGATGCAACAGGCGGCCCTGCATTGACAACTGAAGTTCTTATGAAAGAACTTACTACCATTAAAGGCGCTTTGGAAAAAAGCCTGAATGACAAGGCAGAAACCAGGGAGAAAAACCTTGATGAAAAGATCACAGCAGTAAACGAGGCTATTACTGAACTGAAAGCTCAAAAGCCGGAAGTTACAGCCGACGAATTAAAGGCCATCAAAAATGACCTTGATATTACCGTCAAAGCGTTTGACCTTTTACAGAAGCAAACAAAGGCCGACAAGCAGCGCAACACGGGAGGCAACCAGTCCCGCGAAGACAACTCCCTTGTAGGGCAGATCGTAAAAGGTTTGAACGAGCGCAAAGATGAGGTTATGTCTGGCGAGATCGTTAACAAAAAAGGCAAAGATGCTATTCAGATGAAGGCCGTGGGAGATATGACCACAACAACAACACTGAACGGCGCAATCCCAAATACATATCGTTCAGGCATTGTTCCCGTACCATTTGAAATGGTGCATATGAGGGATATTGTTGGTGTAATTCCTTCTGAAACTGATTCTTACCACTTCTACCGTCATACGGTGGGTGAAGGTACAATCGAATTCCAGAAATACGAATCTGAGCAAAAAGCACAGATCGACGAAGACCTGGTAGAAACAACGGTAAACCTCAATTACCTTGCCGGATGGTTGCGTATATCTAAAAAGATGCTGCGTAATTTCACCGCATTGCAGGCGTACATCACAAAATGGTTACCTGAAAAGTACTACCAACGTGAAGATACAAAGGCTTACCAAGCCCTTATCAGCGGTGCTACGGGTGTAGCAAATGCAGATACAGGCGGCGGTATGGCTCGTCAAATTATTCGCACCATCGGAGCGCAGCGTAAGGCTCGCTACAATGTGAACGGTATTGTTTTGGACGGCGCTGCATGGGCAAACCTCTTAACATACACAACTACGGCGGGCGAGTACAACCAACCGGGCGTAGTAACGATCACACCTTCCGGCCAAATGCTTATCGTTGGAATCCCGGTGTACGTGGTATCATGGGTAGGAACAGACGAAGCGATTGTAGGCGATTGGAGATACTTTGAAATCATCCAGTCTGAGGCCCTTTCTCTTGGGTTCTTTGAGCAGGATGGCGACAACGTGAAGTTCAATAAAGTTACGGTGCGTATCGAGGCGTCAGTAGGCTTTGCCCTGCTTGACCCTGCGGCGTTTGCTGTGATTTCTTTGGAAGGCGTTTCCTAAATGATTTAATTGGTGAAAATAAAATAGGCCCTGCCCGATGGGTGGGGCTTTTTTAATAAATAAAGCATGGATTACACACGTAACGAGGATAAATGGGATACCGGGATAGCCGGCGTTTCTTATGGTCAAGCTACGGATGTTGATAATGATGCTGATGTTATAGAACCCGTGACGCTTGAGGCTCAAAAGCTATTTATGAAGATGGATAGCGATACAACGGACGATGCTTTAATAACAGCTTTAATACGCGCCGCGCGCCGCATGTGTGAAAACTTTACTAACACTAACTGTTTTGCACGCACTGTAACATGCACACTGAACAATGATAACGGCGGTACTTACCTGCCTTACGGGCCAGTGCCGGGCGATGTTACAGGAACAGATGAAGAGGGTAATTCGATTTCAGTCACTACCAGCGGCACTAAATGGAAGCAGTTGATTAGCCCGGCCGGATTGGTAAATTTAAGTTACACGGGCGGGTATGTGGATTGCCCTGATGATTTTATTACGGCCATTAAAGCGCAATGTTTGTTTTTGTATGAGAATAGAGGTGATGGCACAACAGGGATGTCGCCTATTGCTAAAATGATATTAGCCCCGATTAGTCGTGTATAAAGAAAAATACAATATAGGTAGCTTTAATCGCAGGGTGATCTTTGAAAATTGGGCATTTACACAAGATATTGGCGGCGGGTCACCAGCTACTATCGTTCAAGCCGCAATCGTTTGGGCAAAGGTAGAAAACAGATCAGGCAGCCAATTTGTTAACCAGGCGCAACAGCAATGGCAATATGATTGTAAAATAGTAATGCGGTATAATGAACAGATTGTTTCAAATACAACCATTGTTTACAACAACGCACGGTACACCATAAACTCACTTGAGATTGACGAAGAAGGGCCAAAGCGGTTTATGATTGCCCGATGTTCTAAAAGGGATGGCGAATTAGTTTCCAGCGGTACAATAACACCAATAGGTATGGCTTACGTTTATAATTATGATGGCATTGGCGGGGAAACAACATTTACCACAACGGACGTTATAAATAAAACTGTTTTCGGTGCCTATAAAGATGGGATCGCTTTTGAGGTAATTTATACCGGCACGCCAAATTCTAATTTTAAACAAGTTCTTTATACGCCTGCATCCGGTAGCTTTTTATGGTCACAGCCATTTGAACCGGAAGAGCAAGGTATAATACAATACGTATGAGTATCAAAATCAAGGTTACAGGCTTAGATAAAGTGCTTGCTGAACTTGATGTAGAGAAAATAAAAAAGCAACAAAAAATAGCTCTTACAAGTTTTGGGTTACGGGTAGTGGCAACGGCACAACAAAAAGCGCCAGTAGATGAAGGGAGATTACGGGCAGCAATATACAGTGAGGTAAAACCAGATGGTGTACGTGTAGGTTGTACGGTTGATTACGCCGCTTACATTGAGTTTGGAACGCGCAAATTTGCAGCCGCTTACGTAGCAACACTGCCACCAACATGGCAACAGTTTGCAGCTACTTTTAAAGGTCCTGCAGGCGGTACGTTTGATCAGTTTTTAAATGATTTGGTAGAATGGGTGCGGAGAAAAGGAATTGCTACGGCGGCAAAATCAAGATCAGTAGCTTATGCAATTGCAATTAACATACTAAGGGAAGGCATAAAACCACAACCTTTTATGTACCCGGCAGTTAAAGAGCATTTGCCAAGATTGTTACAGGAATTAGAAGGTAAAAAATGATAGATATAAATTACTCTTTACGGATTGCTTACACAACGGCTTTAACCGGCATTACGGGAGTACCAGTATTTTATCAGTCGGTGCCGAACAATATAACACCTGATAATTACATTGTGTTCAGGTCGATAACGAGTAGTGATGTGAGTGGAAAAACATGCAGCGGGACAGATACAAACGTGACGGTTGAAATACACACTAAAAACTTTGTATCAAACCCCGGCCTTAATGCAGATACAATAGCAAGGGATGTTTTCCGCAGGATTTACCCTTACCCTGGCTACACATTGCCGTTAGACAGCGCACAGATGGTAAGAACGGATATGGTAAATGACAATACGCAGGATTTTACAATGAATAGCGGGGTACAATGGATTTCACGCTTCATAACTTTTAAACATAACATTTTTCATAAACACGATTTATCGTAAAAACTAACATAAAATGGCTAACGAATTAAGGATTTCAGGGAAAGACATGCTTCTTTTCTTAGGGGAAACAGCAGACACGTTAAACACCGTGGTTTGTCTTACATCGAACTCCATAAGCAGAACCACCGCTGAAATTGACGCGGCAACAAAATGCGGCCCAAATAAAGCCATTGGTGATAAATCCAATGCCGTAACTTTTGAGGGCGAGATTGTTCCTGATCCTGAAACAGGCAGCACATCCCTGGAGGACATGATTAATTGGTGGACTAACGATACCATTATCTTCTGGAAAATGGCACTGGCTATCCCCACAACAGGAACCCCAATACACACCGGGACGGCGTTTATTTCTCAGCTTGATGAAACGTACAGCAAGGACGGCAACGGTACATTTACAGGCGCATTGGGTGTACAGGGAATTATTGATACAACATTTGCAAATTCATAAGGCATGAGTTACATAAAAGTAATGTTCCCCGATAACGTGGAACGCGGATTGAAATTTAATAACCTGGCCGTTTCCGAATTCTTTAAAAATGTGAATTGGGAAAGGTACAATGACACAGCAAACTATGCTATGGTTTGGGCGGGGCTATACGGTAACTCATTTGCAAAACGGGAAGAACCTGATTACACTTTTGATAATGTTATGGATTGGGTTGATCAAATGGATAAGAAAGTTTTGGATGATATTTCCACCGTGCTGGCTGAAACGCAGAAGTACAAAGATGCAGCAAAGGTTATCAGTGATGTTATGAATGATGATACTGTTACCAATGAAACGCCGGATGAAAAAAAAAGCGAATTAACGAAGAGTTTAGCGACTGCTTAAAAATCGCTTTAGGCAGGCTTAAATGGTCTGAGTACGAATTTTACACAAGTAGCCCCGAAGGTTTTTATTATGCCTCCGAGGGCTATTTTGATGAAATGAGGGATATGGAGATAATGTTCCGAAATGTGGGGCTTATTACATACGGCGTGATGGGTGGCAAAAAAGGTGCTGACATTTGGCCCATCCGCGGGGAGAAAAAGAAAGATACAACAAAACACGTTTGGGGTCACACGAAAGAAGAAGCGCTGGAAAATTACAAGGCTATAATGGCAATACACAATATAAGTTATGGCAGCAAAAATTGAGATAGATGTAATAGTAAATACCCCGGAAGCGGCGGCAAAGCTAAAATCTGTTCAAACAGAAATAGCAAAAACCGCTGTTGCTGCCAATAAATTAGACAGTACTATTGGAACATCTATATCTAACGGTGCGAATAAAGCTGGGCAGTCTATATTTAACCTCACCGAGAAGCTACGCGGCTTGCAATCTTCTGTTTTCACTGAGAAAGATCGGGGTAAAATTGCTGCTTATAATAAGGAGATTGTAAAAACTCAAAAAGAGATTACAACCCTATCAACAGTAGGTACTTCTTCATTTGGTAATTTAGGCGCTGGCGCTGGCAAAGCATTTAGCGCACTTCGTACCGTAGCTAATATTCTGCCAGGTGTCGGCATTGCCGGGCTACTTGCGTTTGCTGTGGGGCCGGTGATTGAGTACGTAGCCTCTTTGTTTGACGCATCCGATGCCTCTAAAAAATTGGCTGAAGATCAAAATGAACTTAAAAAAGTAACTGAGGGAATTTTCAATAACGTAGCCAAAGAAGCCACAGGGGTTATTTCTTTGATCGCTATTTTAAAGGATGAAAATGAAACCCGTATCCGCAAAAATCAGGCATTAAAAGACCTGCAAAAAATCAACCCTGAAATTTTTAACGCACTTAAGTTAGAAGAGGGTGCGGTAATTGGCCTTGACGGGGCTTATGTAAAATACATTGAAAGTTTAAAAACGGTTATCGCTGCCAAAATAAAACAGGCTCAAATTGAAAATCTTGTTGAGAAACTTTTAAAGGCACAAGGTACAACGCTTGTAGGAAATGAAAGGGCTTTATTTAATTTCACAAAGCAAAGAAACGCAGAGGAAAAGAAACGACTATCAGGATTACAAGATGCCGGCGCTCGTGGGACGGCGTCTGCTTTAGATGAATTTGAGAAAAAAGGGATAAATAATATAAAGGGGATTGAGAATGAAATTAAAATACTCTCAGACGAATTAACCCAACTCAGCAAAGGCATTTCCCTTAATATTGATACTGACAATACCGATAAGACTAAAAAGGATACTGAAACAATCGCATCCACCCTCGAAAAACTACGGTTAAAACTGGCTGAAATTAACCAGGAACAGGCTTTATTGGGTATCAATGCCGATGATTACAAAAAGAA